TGTAACCTCAAAGAATTATTGAACCATTAAATATTCCAACAACTGGACTGGAAGTCTAGGATCGCTTGTCAGATCACCAGTAGTTGCCACCGAGTCATTGGGGGTCGTCATCTCTCCTCAGCATCTCCTAAAGATGTCTACGACGCACTTATATTTGTTTTTTATGAAGTTACGAAGGTAACTTCAGGGAGAACTCTCAAGGAGAAGATCGAGTTACTTCTTCATGAGCATAAAAAGTGCGTTGTAAACTCAAATTGACAGGTAAAGGAGAAGTGTATCTACTCCTCTCACTACAACTTTCCCACCCTTTAGAACAGACACAGGATAGTGACTACGACCCGTTAGGGACGTAGGAACCTGTTGGTCTTCTTCCAGTTGCTAATTAACTTTGAGAACTTTGAGTTAACTTTAACTTTGAGTGAGGTTTGAGTTAGATTAAAGAGAACTCACTCTTCCTTCCTCTTGATTAGAGAGAGTTAGAGTTACTCACTAGTTATTACTAGAAAACAAGTTACTCTTCTCTCTTCAAACTTCAAGAGAGTAGTTTACTTTGTCAGCCAGCTTTGCTGGCTGACAGACCGCGTGGGTGTGCATAGCCCCGTAGGGGGTATGGAACCTAAGCGGGCTCTAAACACTAGTTAACTCTCAACTCCAAAGTCTCTCACTAGTTCTAACTTACCTTTCATACACTCTAGGGACTCGGTGATAGCTTACCTGGGGAAATGCGTCTTGATTGAGCCAAGACCAAAAAAGCCCTTTAACCATACCCAAACGATTCCTCCCAGTTTAACACCTTGATAGAAGTTCTCTCGCTAGGGAAGCTGGCTACGCCAGCTTACCTATGCGGAGGGTTCCAAGTTCAGAGATACAATATTGCGCTTAATGCTAATAGTTACTATTAAGGTTGAAAAGAGGGGTTTTGGTATGCCAAAAGACTTCAGACCATTGTAAAAACTTGACTTTAACAAAAAAATTTCGTATATTATTAGTATGAAAGCAAAAGTTGTTCTTCCAATTCTTTCGATGGTGTCTGGCTCGGTGCTGTATAAGAAGCTTAATCATCACTTTGATGCTACTTGTTTGGTTTATAACTGGTGTTTAAGGCGTCTTAATGAAATAGGTGAAAGTAATCCAGTTTCATTTATTGTTCTTGAACGAGAGGTGAATACTTATTTGAAGCCAAAGAGTCCTTGGTTAAACTCTGTTTCATGTTCATTTATTGCAGAGATCATTAAAGATGCTCTGCATGATTTTAATTCTTTCTATGTTGGGGATACCAATACTATTAATTTTAGGAAGAATTGCAGATCATTTAAGTGTACTGATCAATGTGGTATAAAGTCTGTTTGGCCTGAAGGTGTATTACTTTTCTTTGGGGGTATTTCTGTAAAAGTTGGCTGTAAACTACCTCTGTTTGAAGGTAAGATTATTTCGGTGGAAGTTGGAAGAAAAAGAAATAAAGGGGGAAGATCTTATTCATATTCTACTATTGTGGAGGTAGAGGATTATGTCAAAAAGTATAGTAAAAAGCAACTTAAAGCAAAGAAAAAAGGAAAGTCTAAGCATCCCTCAAAGCATAAGAATCACGGAGGAGGAAGATAAAATGCTCCGTAATCTTGTGCAAATGCTTAACAAAGATCTTTCTGATGTGGTGAGAGATATGCTTGATGAATACATCCTTGAGGTGGAATATGAAGAGGGATGAGAAGTATACAGAGAGGGTGTCCTTCAGGCTTTCCAAGAAACACATGAAATTTCTTGAGGAGAATATTGAATATATTCCTCAATTTATAAGGAGTTTGATTTGGGAGAAGTACCAGAAAACAATAGCACAACGCCGGTAAAGGTCTTTTCAGATATAGTAGACAATTCTCCTGAGGAAACACGCCCTACGGTTAAATCTCATGATGCTGTGGTAGGTCTTGTATCTAAGACCTTGGATGAGGGAAACGAACTGGGAGACGCTCTTAGGGAAGCCTCTGAATTAGGGGCTACTGATCTAACATCCCCAGATGCAGAACTTAAGATTCTATATGCTGTTATGCAGTTGTATCTTAAGAGGTTACAAGAGGGGGAAGCTCTTATAGAAATGCCGGGATCTCAGGAGGGGGGAGATGGTGAGGCTGTTGCTAAGTTCATGCCGAGTTCTCAGTTTGATCTCAAGCAGCTTCGAGCCATATCGAAATTGGCAAAGGATATTGTTGCAATTAAAGAAGCTAAATCTCGTATTGAATCTAACCTGAAACTTGATCCTAAGATTATTTTGGCATTTGTGGAACAGATCTTTGTTGTGGTTAATCAGATGCTGCCAAAGAATAAGTCTAGAGAGATTCTGACTGAAATTTGGGAACAGGTTGTGCTACCTGGACAGCTTAGGGGGGAATATACAGGAGAGGTTACTGAAGTTGAAGTTGTGGATCTTGTCAAATGAAAAAAGGTCAGGATATTAACAAGTATGTTGGTGAGATGCTTCAAAGAGGGGCTGAGGACTCTCTTCGGAATATACTGGAGAGGGAGGGGAAAGGTCTTAAGGCTTGGACACCCTCGATTGCTGAGTCCTTTGCCAATGTGTCTATTAGAGAGTTGATATTTGATGATTATTTCTTGAATTTGGGGGGCGCAATATATCCTCCAATTTTAGATGATATTGAAGCTCTGTATGAGGAACGGAAAGAGAGACCGATTCATTTTGTCTTTTTAGAAGAGGCTATTGGAAGTGGGAAAGCCGGAAAAAATGATTCCAAGGTGTATACTCCAGATGGTTTTAAATTGATGGGAGATATTAAGGTTGGTGATATTGTATCAACTCCAAATGGTTCTACTGCTAAAGTGGTTCAAGTACATCCTCAAGGAGTAGTTCCAATTTACAAAGTGTCTTTTTCTGATGGTTCATGTACTCATGTGACCGAAGATCATTTGTGGTTGACTTCTACTAGGAACGAAAGAGGTAGAAAAAAGAGGATAAATGGAAAAGTAACAAAACATCCTGTTTCTTCTGTTAAAACCACTAAAGAGATAAGCAATTCTCTTATGTTTGAGCGGGTTAAATGGAATGATATGAAGAATCATAGCATTCCTATGACAAAACCTGTTTATTTCAAGGAGAAGGATATCTCAGTTGATCCTTACTTGTTAGGGATTTTGCTTGGGGATGGTGGTTTGACAGTTAATGTTACTTTAACTAGTTCAGAAGATTTTATCTTGGAAAAGATAAAACTTATCTTAGTTAGAGATTATCCTGAATTGGTCTTAAAGAAGGTAGTTGGTTCTAAATATGGTTACAGGATATCGAGTGGAAGATCTCAATCTGTGCAGAATAAGCTGCTCTATGATTTAAGGGATATGGGTTTGATAGGCCGCAAGAGTTGTAGTAAGTTTATTCCTGAGGATTACCTATACAACAGTGTTGATGTAAGAATGTCTTTGCTACAAGGTTTGATGGATACGGATGGTACAGCTGATAAAATGATGAAGAACAGAACTAAGTTTGGAAAGAATCCTTCATATTCAACATCATCCAAGCAACTTAAAGAAGATATAAAAATACTGGTTGAATCTTTGGGGGGCGTTGCTACAGTAAGTACAAAAAATCCTTGGTACACACATGATGGAAGGAAATTAAAAGGGGCTATTAACTACAATCTAACTGTTAATTTACCGGAAGATTTACATAGAGAAGTTTTTACTTTACCTAGAAAAAAAGAAAGATTGTCTGTAAATAAGAAGTATCTTCCAGTAAGGTTTATTACAGCTGTTGAGTATGTTTTTGATGATTTTGCTAGTTGTATAACTTTAGATGATGACGATCATTTATATCTTACGGATGATTTTATCGTTACGCATAACAGTTTCATGGCGTCTATACTATCTTACATTGAGTGGTTTAGGTTCACTGCTCACTATAATCCGTTTGAGCATTTTGGATTAGCTTCTAATTCTACGGTGGCGCAAGTCTTCATGTCTAAGAATGCTAATCTGGCTCAGAAGGTAATGTTTGATAAAGTGATTCCTTTATTCCAGAGCCAGTTTAACAAGGAGTATTTCCCAATTAACTCTCGTATCACTAGTCGTCTTCATATACCCCGGAACAGGACTGTGTTGTTTCCTGGTTCCGGTGATGTTGCTTCTGCTCTTGGTTTTGATGTATGGGGTGCGGTGGTTGATGAAGCTAATTTCTTGGAGCAGGTAAAGGGGAGTAAGCGGGGGTCTGGGTCAACTACAGAGATCTTTGATCAAGCGCAGCAGATGCATGATAGTCTTGATGCTCGTCGTGAATCTCGTTTCGGAAATAAGTTGAATGAGGCTGGTTTTATTATCATGATCTCCTCCGCCAGATACCAAAAGGATTTTCTGGAGACTAGAATCAGAAATCTGGAATATATAGAACAGACAGAGGGTGAAGAGGGGATAAGAAGAACAAAATGCTTTTGGCGTAAACGATCTATATGGGAAGCGAAGCCTAAGAGCAGGAAATATAGTCCAAGCCCCGATCCTAATTATGATACTTCTGATATCATGTATGGGAAGGAGGATGAGGAGGATGAGGATTTACTATGGTATCTGGGTTATCATGAGAGGAACGAGAAGTTCTTCATGCATGATGACAATTACAGCATCTTGGAAGATCCTATGGAAGTGATGTTGTTTGATGTTTTTTTGAAAATGATGACTTTAGCCTACAAGTTAAACAAACAAAAAGGAGAAACGAATGAGTGGAAACAACGACGGATTACTGGTTCCAGAGGATCTGGCGAGACAGATGGCAGCACAACAGCAACAGATGCCAAAAGAAGTAGAGCAACCACATTCTTATCTGAGTGATTTGTATCCTCTGAACAAAGGTGTGTCTGGTATTACACTGTTACAGGATCAGATTATCATTAAGTATGAGGCAAAGACCACATACAAAGGGATTCTTTTGTTCAATCCTGCGAAGGTTAGAACTGAGCAGGAACTTAATGTGGGAACCATTATTGAAAAGGGTAATGGGGAATTCATTGAGGAACTTGATCTTGACATAGGTATGAAGGTTATTGTGGGGCAGTTCTCAGGGATTATTCTTGAAGGTCTTTATGGTGAGCATGAGAACGAGGATGAGGATGGTGAGAAGATCACGGTTTTCTATCGTCTTTGCATGGCTAAAGATGTTTTGGGATTACCTCGTTATACTGAACAAGAGGAAGAACCACAAGAGGAAGAATGAGACAATCCGGGTTGGAAGCTGTCATTAAGTCTTTTAAGGCTCCAGAGGACATTGAGCATTGGTTTGATGCTCCTCTGGAGCTTATTGGCAATGCAAAGGATAATCCTCCGACCTTTCTGAGAGACAAGGCTTCAAGAGTAACTGGTGCTATTTCCCCATATATTCGTCGTCTAGAATATGTGGAGAAGGCTATTGATGAAGATCTTCCTAATATCTTTGATGAAGTTCTGGGGAAGTTTGTTGATGGTACGACTTGCCCAAACCCAAATCATTTGAGATTCATGCATGTGGATCTGGCACAGAATCGAGACGCTGTTGGTGTATGTGCTGTGCATGTACCTCATTTTGTTGCTGTAGAAGTCTTTAATACTAGAGAGAAGAGGAAAGAGACTGTTCACATGCCCTCCTTTGTGGTTGATTTCGCAGCACGAATAGAGCCGAGAAAGGGTGAGGACATTGAATTGTCTGATATTGAGTTTATCATTTATGATTTCAAAGATCTTGGTTTTCCGGTAGGTTTGGTTACATATGATGGCTTTCAGAGTTTGCACTCAATTCAGAACTTGGAGAAACGGGGAATCATCTCAGCTCACTTATCTATTGATAGGACTACTTCTAGAGTAGTTCTTAATTATGACAAAGACAAAGGATATGATCTTGTATCTGTTCGAGGTGATCACATGGCAGCTTACTCTGCTTTGAGAACATCTTTGTATGGTGAACGCTTCAAGATGCCTTATCATCCTATGTGGATACAGGAGATCAAGGAGCAGGAGGAAGAGAAGGGTCGAGTCAGGAAGATCTTGAACGGGCGGGATGATCTTGTCCAAGCGATTGCAGGCGCAGTCTTTAATGCTGAGTCAAATGTTGTGCACTTTGAGGGAGTGAAAGCCCCTGCTCAGGATTTGAAGAATGATTTAGATCGTGAGTTTGCTGAGAGGATGGAGCGGGATATTATGGGAAGGGAAGAGGGAATGAATAGGGATCAGCGTCCAAATGAGGATGGATTCTATAGAGACTTGAAAAGGAGATATTAATGGGAAAGTTTAAGAATTTCGTTCAAAATCGTTTTAATGTAAGAATTCTTTCTGAGGAAGATCTTGAACAGATGAAGCAGGAGATAGGTTCTAGCATTCAGAACATCTATAGGGATATAGATCGTTTTCGGAAGGATAACCCGTCTGCTATTGAGTATATGATGGGGGGCTTATGGGAAAGTGAGGGGAGAGTCGTTCCTTTCAAGCTTGATGGTGAGAAGATGTCATTCTGGCAGCATATGGGTTGGTTCAACTTCTCTGAGCAAGACCTTAAAAATGCTGGAGTTAACATCAAGGAGGGGTATGATCAATGGAGTCGGACATCAGGGGGTGCTTCAGGTAGGGCTCAGGGAACAACTGTCTTAAGGAACACTCAAGATGCTGCTTATGCTAAGTATCACCTAGATCCTCATATCAATTCTGTTGTTGAGAATTACAAGAACTATGTTTTGGGTGAAGGCGTAGCTTTCTATGTACCAAATGATGACATTGCTAAGTTCTTAACACCTTTCTGGAATTCAGATATTCAACCAGTTCAAAGGCGTTTTATTCAGTCTATGACTATTGACGGTGAGTATTTCTGGCTTTTGACTAAGAGAGGGAAGACTTTGGTAGCGAGAAAGTTGTATCCTTCTGAGATTCAAGGACTTGTTCTTGATGACAATAACAGAGATCTTGTCAGGGCGTTTAAGGTTTCTTGGTTAGAGGGTGGAAAGGTTAAGACGGTTGAGATCCCCAATATTGAGCATCCTGAGTTCTCTTTCAAGAAGAACTCACGAGGCATTCTGTTTACGAAGTGGAGTGATGGGGATGAGATCCGTGGTGTTGTGCCAATTGAAACAGCATTAAGACCGGCTCGTTGGGCTGAGGATTTCATTATTGATCGTGTTATTTTGAATCATGAGCGTTCACGAGTAGTCTGGTTCAAGAAAATTAAGAGTGCAGCAACTGATGTGAAAGTAGTTGGTGATACTTATCCTCATACTAATCGTGCTCCTGCGACTGGTACGACTATGGTTGTGCCTCCACATGAGGAGTGGGAAGCTGTGGCTGCTAATATCCGTGCGGCTGAGGTGAAGGATGATTATCTGTCTATTATTTATTTGATAGCTACTGCTGCAAGACAACCAATGGATATCATGACTCAGAGGGCAAATGAGCAGGTCTACGCGTCGATTAAGAGGTCAGCCAATGCTTTCCATCAAAACATTCTAACTATGCGAAGACGAACCTCTGAGTCATTCAGAAAGCTATTAGCGACTCAGATCTCGTTTGGTCTTAGCAAAGGATTGCTTAAGAAGAAAGTAAGGATTCCAACTTTACTGGTTGAAATGAATCATGGGTTGGATGAGATAGATCCAAGTAAGATTGCTGGAATGCTTAAATCCAAGACAGCTGTTCCAACTGAGACTATTTCTGACTATTTCGTATTTATCTTTCCAAATGTGTTTACTGAGAATAGTAAAGAGGACACAG